ATTGGGTTACCTCGTTCGACTGCGTAATTATTATGATGGATAACGATGAACCGGGCAAGAAGGCTGCTGACAAGGCCGCTAAGGTGCTTAAGCCGGGACAAGCACACATTGCAGAGCTTCGTCTAAACGACCCTTGTGACTACGTTAAGGCAGGCCTAGAGGATGAACTCTATCAGGCATTTTGGACAGCTTACAATAAAGGCAAGTATACACCTGCTGGTGTTGTAGGTAGTAGCCAGACTTACGAAGCCTTGATGGAACGCGCTAACTGGATTAAGTTGCCTCTACCTGACTTTGCTGTTGAGTTACAGCGCATGATGAATGGTGGCTTTGCCTTTGGCGAAATCATTAACATTGTTGCTGCATCCTCTGTTGGTAAGACAACTGTTGTTAACGAGTTTCTATATCACTTTGTATTTAACTCCGAGCATAAGATGGGTGTCATACCTTTAGAAAGTGATATGGGTGAGTTGATCGAGAATCTTGTAAGCGTCCACCTAGGCATTAAGCTTGCTAATATGGACGACGAAGAGAAGCGTGAGCTTTACGCTACAGAACGTTTCATGACAGCTTATAAGGAACTAACAACACTACCGAATGGTGAAGATCGGTTTATTATCCTTGACCACCAAGGCGATGTATGTGATGATGAACTCAAGAATAAGATTGAGTACATGGTTAAAGCCTGCGGTTGCAAAGGCATTATCCTAGACCCACTCACACTCGCTCTCAGCGGGAAGGCTAACGAAGGTATGGATGAGTTTATGTCGTGGTTGCTGCGCTTTACAAAGCAGAACAAAGTAATTCACATCAACGTTGCTCACGTACGTAAAAGCGGCTCAGGCTCTCAGGCTAACTCGCGTGGTGCAGAGATTCACGAGGAAGATATAAAAGGCTCCGGCTCTATCTTTCAGGTTGGTATGATTAACATCTTGCTTATGCGAGATAAAGAACACCCAGACCCTCGTGTGAGAAATACCACAAAGGTTGTTGTTAGTAAGGCAAGGCGTACAGGTAACACAGGCCCAGCAGGCTTCTGGTATTATGACCAACAAACTGCTAGACTATCTGTTGGTGTTGACCCAGAATCAGGTGACTACAGCTCAGACGAAGAAGACTTTGGCAGCTTAGGTGCCTACACACAAGAAAATGCAGATGATAATAAAGCACCTTACTAGAACATAGTCAGGGTAAATTCTCCGAACACCCCTTGAATAACTTGGAGTTAGTATGGAAGTAGTATTAGACATAGAAGCAACAGGCCTATTGACACACGAAGCAATTAACTATAAACTGTATCCTTTCAAGTTAAAGCCAACGTTTCGTGTTCATTGTATTGTCGTTAAAGATATTAACGGTATGGTATATAACTTTAACCCAAGCAACTTATGGGACTTTCCAGCTCTTGTAAAAAGGTTTACTAAGATAATTGGTCACAACATCATTGACTATGACTTGATGGTTATGGAGCTCTTCTTCGGCATTAAGTTTGACGTAGACCCATTCACATTAGATGGTCAGCCGATTGAGATTTGTGACACACTTGTTCTTAGTAAGCTGTTAAATCCTGACAGGCTCGGTGGTCATGGACTAGAAGCTTGGGGTAATCGCTTATCTTTTTACAAGGATGATTTTGGTAAGCAAACAGATTGGTCAGAGTATTCGCCAGAAATGCTCAAGTATTGTGGTCAGGATGTTCAACTAAACCACAAGGTTTATGATCACCTAATGATCAACGAATGGCGTAACTGGAATTGGGCTCCTGCTTTTGAGCTAGAGCAAGTCTGTAGACACTACATCACAGTGCAGAGTCATTACGGATTTAGGTTTGACAAAGAACTTGCAGAGTCATGTATAGTGGATTTGGATTCTAAGATGGGCTTAATCGAAGCCGAGATAGAACCACAACTACCACCAAAGGAAATGACTAAGACTACAGCAAAGACTTACATGCCTCCTAAGATTCAGATTAAAAAAGATGGTAACCTGTCGGCACACATGGTAAACTTTATCGAGAAGCACATGATTAAGCTTAACCGAGACGACTATGGCGACTTTGTTGTAACGTATGAGGGTAAATCGTGGACTCTTCCAATGGCTCAGGAGCCTATTAAATCGCAGGAGCCAACCTATCTTGCAGATCAGGATGCTATTAAACAGTACCTTATCAAGCAAGGCTGGGAGCCTACCGAGTGGAAAGAGAAAGACTTAACAGTTAACACTAAGAAGCAAAAGCTAACAGACGAGAAGTACGTTCAAGCAGTCGAGCGTTACCTCGACAAGACTATGAACAGTGAGTATACAAGCTTTCGTTTGACTCACCTAAAAGTTCGGCCAGAGCAGTTAAAGAAAAAGATGATGATGCATGATAGGAAGAAACCCCTGCGTGTTTTGTCAACACCTTCTTTAACTATTGGCACAGAGAAGGAGATATGTCCTGATCTTGTAGCTCTGGGTGAGAAGTTTGATTGGGTTGGTAACCTAGTGTTGTGGTTGACTTACAGGCATCGCCGTAACTCAATACAGTCACCTAAAGGTACTGGTTGGCTCAACGACCCTAGGATTCAAGTGGATGGTCGTATAGGTACACCAGCAGATACGCTAGGAACTAACACGTTCAGGTACACGCACAAGGGCGTAGCAAACGTACCGAGGGCTTCTAGTATCTATGGTGAGTATATGCGAGGCCTGTTTGGTGTAACAGAAGGTGCGTACCAGATTGGTTCGGATGCTGCAGGACTTGAGGCGCGTGTAGAAGGCCACTTCACATATCAGTTTGAAGGTGGCATAGAGTATGCTGCCGCTTTGACTGCCGAGAAGCCTAACGACTTGCACACTGTTAACGCTACCAAGATGGGTGTTCCGAGAGATACAAGCAAAGCTGTTAAGTATGCTACGACTTACGGAGCTCAGGTTAAAAAGATTGCTAAGATGCTTGGCATATCTCAAGCAGAAGCAGAGGCTATCTTCGAGGCATTCTGGGAAGCTTCACTACCGCTTAAGATTCTTAAGGAAAGGGTGGCAGGTTATTGGAAATCTAAAGGTCGCTCTGTCTTTATCCTAGGCATCGACGGACGTAAACTTATGACTCGATCAGAGCATTCGTTGCTTAACGTTCTGTTCCAGAGCACCGGAGCTATTGTTATGAAGCGTCAGATGGTTATCTATATGCGTAAGTTAAAAGAGCGTGGGCTCTACAGCAACCCCTTTAGAGACGCTGTGATTAAAGCGACACAGATGATGCATTACCATAAATAATTGTGGCTTTATGTGGCAACACATATCGAATAACCCCTCTAATTGCTGGAAGCCTTAAAGGTCGCACCACTACAAAGTAATCCGTAAGGGTAAGCTTGAATGTTTAAAAAGAGTGTGATATGATTAGTTCCTTAAATAAAGGAGCTAAGAAATGGGTAATCAGCAGGTAAGCAGCTTAACAGCTATTCCGGGGTATTGTGGGTACTTTTTTGACGAAAATGCTAATATATTTTCTAATAAGGGTAGGGGAGGTTCTTTCAGGAAATTAACCCCACACGTACACAGGAAAAGCAAGACAAAGAAGAACTACAGGCGGGTTAAGATAAAAGATAAGTTGGTCTTTGTACACAGGTTGGTTGGGGCGTACCTCTACGGAGGTGTCATTCCACCGCATTTGCATGTAAATCACCTAGACGGTGATGCAGAGAACAACAAACTTAGTAACCTAGAGGTAGTTTCTCACCTTGAAAACGTCAGACATGCAAAAGAGGCAGGCCTCTACTGCAGCGGAGAGTCTTGGCGTAAGGCGAGAGGTCTTGAGTTGAGTTGAAACTTCAGAGACTATTCCGAGAGGAAGTAGGTAGCAAGTGCTATCGAAACGGGGGGCATCCCAAGTGGATGGTGATATAGTCCGATCTTACAGGAAACTGTGAGCGGTATTTACGGGCATAGAGTAACGATCTATGTTGAACTATTGGATGAATGTCAGTGGCAGGTCTCTAAGGAGCTTGTAGATATCTACTCGTTTGACACAGAAGACGAAGCTAAGGCCTTTGAGATAGAAGGTAAGATTCTTAGCAACGTCCATGAGCGTGACGGCAAGTTTGTTAGGGGCTGGTCAGAAGTTGGTCAGACTTTTGCAGAAACAATGGCAGAGGCGGGAGAGTATTACAACTTTAGGGTTCCTCTGGCAGCGGATTACGACATAGGAAGTAATTGGTCAGAAACTCATTGATAAATGAAAATAGGTGTTGACTTCAAGTGGCACCTAGGTTAATATAGCGTTTCAGTTAGACGAATTAAACAAACAAGGGAGAAGTTAATATGGCTAATCAAGCAGGACGTAATGGTGTTTCTCAGAAGAACTACTACGCATCCTACCCTAGCAAGGCAGCAAGCAACAAAGCTAAGCGCCGAGCAAAGCATGAAAAGAATCATCCGAATGACGTTAAAGGTCTTGGCAGCGTTGAACACAGCAAGGCCAAGCCTAAAGAAGTCTCCGGTTGGCTCACAGAAGGTATGGATTCACTCCTAACCCCGCGTCAAACCACTCCAATTGCTGTCAAAACACCGAGCGGCAAGAAAGAGGTTCGTATCCCAGATTGTGCAGAGAACTTGAAGGATATGACAAATGCTGATCGTAAGGTATTCGCAGAACTGTATGCTCGCGTTCGCAAGCTACACAATCACGATGCTTCTTACGGTAAGCCTAAAAGCGCAAAGTAATTAATAGCATAACGCATTAATAGCTTAACTAACTTAATAGCATAGAGGAATTTAAACATGGCAGTATTGAAAGATGTAGTTTTGGCGTACGTAAAGATTCAAACCGCAACACAAAAGTTTGAAACAGAAGGTCACCAAAACACTGAGTGGACTGTAGATTGTGTTGTAAGTAAAGCCACCGCTGCTAAGTGGAAGACTCAGTTCAAGAAGCAGCCGCCTAAGGAACATACCAACGCGGATTTCCAGAAAATCTTTCGGATTGATCCTCCATTCCCAGATCAAGATTCTCAGTTTGTAATCAAGCTTAAGAAAGATACTCACTATAAGGACAAAGAAACAAAGCGTCTTGTACCTTTCGATCCTAAGTATCGCGCAAAGCTTTACGAAAAGATTGGTGAGCGTGATGGTAAGCCTTTGCTGGCCGATATCACAAAGACAAAGCTGGTAAGCAACGGTTCTACTGGTGTTGCAATGTACGACATTGTTACCAACAAGTATGGTACTTTTGCAAAGCTTAAAGCTGTTCGTGTTGACACTCTGATCGAGTACCAATCTGGTTCAAGTGTTGATGAAATTGGTGAAGTTGTTGAGGCAGGTGACTACTCTCAGCAAGAAGATCAAGAAGATTATGGTCAAGAGCCTGCTGGTGACGATGGTGACGCTCCATTCGAACATGATTCTGACTACTAAGTAATAATGGATTGGGCGGCTTCGGTCGCCCTTTTCTTTTGCAAAGAGGAAAATATGAAATATGTTTGATACAGTAGCAATAGATGGTGATATCTTAGTGTATAGAGCTGCTTGTGTTGCTCAGCACACTTATTACGATATCTATGAAGATGGTGAGCTGATTGAAACAATGGACTACGCTAAGGAAGCAACAGGTTATGTAAAGGATGAATCAGAATTCTTTATGAAAGATACAGCCTTATATGAAATACGACCACGTTTGGAATTCTTCTCAGAAGAAGATGCCATCCAAGCTTACGATTACCAGTTAGCTGCAATAAGCAAGAAGCTTAAGGCAAAGAACTATAAGACTTATTTAACCGGCAAAGGTAATTATAGGGAAGCCATTGCAACAGTGCTAAAATACAAGGGCGGGCGTGACGCAGAAAAACCATACTGGTTCTACGCTGTGAGAGCCCACGCAGAGTCTTTAGGTGCTATCGTGGTACATGGGGTTGAAGCAGACGATTGCATATCTGTGATAGCCTACAGGGGCTTCCTTGCTGACGAGAAAAACCCCACAACAGTTTGTGTGACTATAGATAAAGACCTTAGGAACACTCCCGGATTTCACTTAAATCCTGACAAAGACGACGAGCCCGTACTAATAAACAGAATAGAAGCCAGTAGGAACTTCTATCAGCAGCTACTCAAGGGAGATAGGACAACAGACAACATCCCCGGTTGCGAAGGTCTCAATGTCGAAGTAGCTAAAAAATACGGACTCAGAAAGATTAAAACAATAGGCGAAAAAGGCGCGGAAGCTTTGCTATTAGATT